GATCAAGAACTTCAAAATTGTTTTGATAATCATCTTCAGTAACATTATCATCTCTTAATTGAGATTCATAATCTTTTTCAATATAGTTAGGACCAAATTGAATGCATTCACGAATTGAATCTTCATCAAAATATGGCATGTTTCGTAGTTGTCTTAACTGGCTACGATTCATTTTGTGTCTATGTATTACATATTCACATTCTTCCATAGTAGTTGCAGAGGGGTCAGGATAAAAATCCCAACAACTTACAAATTCTATTCTTGGAACTCTAACTTCTATTGGACTATATTTTCTTTGCCCAGTTTCATCATTTTGCCATTTATGTAATTTTTTATTAAAATTAAATGGTCCTTTAATAATTCCTGTTCCTATTAAAGCAGATTCTAAAAGAGCATTTCTTAATTCAGAATTACCACTTGATTCTTCTATTTGGTCATGGATAAGTTTTTCCATTCTCCTTGCATTTCTTTGTGCAGGATTTAATTCTATTGCTTGTGGGTTAGCACTTGCTCCGTCTGTTAGCATACCAGCTTTATTAGCTTGTTCTTCTATAGGGTCTTCAAATATACCATTATAAAAAGAAGCACCGGGTTTTACTATTTTACCATCACCGTCATAACCAACATTATATGGGTTATCTATTCTATTACCTATATCATCTGGTATAGATGTTTCAATATTAGGAGTCGGATTATTAATATTTAAGTGAGCTATATCTGTCTCACCTTCTGGTATTTTAGTTTCACTAATTCCTATTGGAAACTTACCTGTTCCAAATATAACATCTACTAATTGACCAAAGGCTGCTAAGACTTTTGTTTTAGTAATCTTTACAAATACTCTAGACTTTTCAGATTCTCTAAACTTAACACCTTTAGCATATAAACCTCTATAATTTTCATATGCTCTTATCCATCGTTGTTCAGATAAATCTCTAGCTGTTTCTGCTCTAGCATATCTACCTTTTATAATACCTATAAGATTTCTTTGTTGGTCTTCTTTTAAATTTAAATTTTTACCAGCTTCACCTTCTACTTCTTCATAAAGATTATCAGCATTTAAAAATGTATTGTCTTCCATATTAATAACCAAATGTAGAATCTACAGGTCTATACATTTCTCTTTTTAATCCTCTAATTCTTTCTAAAGGACTTTCCATTCTTGGTCTGCTCATAATCATATAACGCAAAGCATCGTATGCATGGTCAGAAGCATGAGTATCTACATCCTCTGGATTAGTTTTAGATAGTGGTATAGACTGTAATTCTCTTATTAAGTTTGGACATGTGTTAAATATCTGTAACTTAGGTCTACCATTTTCTCTAACTTTTAAATACTCGTGTACTTGTATTTTACCTTGTATTCTATTCTTATCAGCTCGTCTTAATTTATGACCAGCTCGTACTAAACTTTCTCCGACAGTAGGACCTGTTGTTCCTGTATTTGCCCATGCTGCAGTATCTAAAACACCAGCTACAGAAAAAGGGTCTTCTGTCTCCATATCAGTTATTATAGCACCTAATTCTTCTCCTGTCAAGTTTTTTTGATATAATTCTCTATAAATAATTAAAGTATTGTCATTTATGTCCATTATTCCCCACAAACAACAAGATTCTGAAGCATATCCATAGTCAATTCCTTTTACTCTTTCCCAATGAATAGGTAAGGCAAAAGGTGATATAACATGAACTTTAGGGTCAAACTCTGTAAATGCTGCACCTTCTGCTACATCCCAGTTACCTTCAAGTAATTGTTGTCTTTGTGTAGGAGGTAAAGACATAAGCATTTGTTCATATACGCCATCTTCAGAAAGATATGGATTATCTGCTAACTTAGCAGGAATAAACTTTCTAGTTAATCCATCACTACCTAAAAAACTTTTATTATACTCATTAGAATCTACATATCTTTTCTTTACCCAATGAGAACCTACACCACCGGGGTTGGCTGTGCATCTTAAATAAGTTTTTATTTCTGGGTCAGTAGTTCTTAAACGAGAAGCAAGATAGTTCCAACTAAACTCTGTAGGTAAATGAGTTATTTCATCAAAGCCTATCCAACTGTAAGCTTGTCCTTGATATCTATATACATCTGCATCTCTTTCTAAGAATCCAAACTCTATCTTAGCACCACTAGGAAAGTTCCAAAGTTTTTCTACTTCTCTAAACTTAGCACCGGGAAATGCTTGTGGATATAGTTCACGAGACTTGTCAATCATTTCACGAAGTTCTGGCATAGACCTTCTAAGTATTAAAGCACGATGAGCTTTTTTGTGTGCGTACCTTAGTGGGTCAACAAGCATAGCATAAGATTTACCACCACCTGCTGCACCACCATAAAGTACATCTTTCTCATCTGCAGCTAAGAAATCTGTTTGTGGTCCTTCATTTGCATGAAAGATTACTTTTGAATTTTTTATTGTTTCTTGAATTGAATTAGAAGTATTTTCTACTTCATCTTCTGTAAGAATATTAGAAGTTTTAGAACTATGTAATTTTTTTATAACTGTTTCTTCTGTAGCTAATCTATTTTCTTTTTGTTTAAGAGCTTTTTTTTCTTTTGATAAAGTTTCTTTTTTCTTTTGTAATTTTTTTATATGAGTATTTTTTAAAGAAGAACCTTTATCTAAATAATTTTTAAGAGCAACATGACTTATTTTTCTATTTGTTTCTTCTTCAATTAAACCAGAAGCTTCTCGTAAAGAAAAAATTTTATTTTGAACTTGTTGTATGTATTTATGTAATACTTCTAATTGATTTGGTATAGGTTTTAAATAACCTTCTATATCACTTAACTCATAACCAAAAGGTATTACTCTACCTTTCTTTTTTATATAGTCTTTTGGTATAGACATTATCTAACCTTTCTATAAGCTCTAGTTTTTCTAGCTATACTTTTAGGTTGTTTAGAATGTTGTCTTCCTGCTGCTTTGTCTTTTCTTTTTTTTGCTGTTGTTGCTGCATATTCTGCTGGTGTTAGAGCATCTCTAGCTGCTTTAGGTAAATATCTTTCTCCAGTCTCACTAGACTTTTTACCAGACTTTGTACCCCAGTCTTGTTTACTCCAACTTCTAAGACTTCTTTGACTTTTCTTTAGAGCCATTTTCTTAGATAATTATTTATTTTAATTAAAAATTCTTTAATGTATTTTAGTATTATATTCATGTTATTTATAGCCACCCCCTTTGGCTTTATACTCTTTCGCTAAGAGCTGGGCTTTCCGAGCTGACCATTGTCCGGGATTACCCCCTTTAGAACCGGCTTTGATTCTCTCGAAAAGCCTCTTACGCATAGTAGGTTTAGTATAATTACCAGCTTTGTTGACAGTTGACTTACTACCTTTAGCTAGTTTTTTACGAGTTACTACTTTCTTTCTTGGCATTTTTTTCTCCTTTCTTAAAAATCTTATCCCAGTTATCTTGGTATTGTTTTGAAAAAACATCTACTCTAGGTCTAGCACCTTTGCCACCCCAAGTATCACTTTTACCATAAATACTTTTTCTGAAGACTACTTGATTGCCTTCATCGTTTCCTATTTGTTTACCCATTTCTTCTATCTTGTGCTTGTTGTTTTTTAAGTTCTTCTAACTTTTTATCTACTGGTTTTTGTTGTGATTGTTGTTGTGCCATTAGTAACCATACCCATTAGGGTCTTCCCATCTTTGATTATGTTTTCTATAAGCAGTTTTTTCTTCCCAATTTTCTATTGCTTTGCGAATACTATCTTCTGCTAGTACACTACAATGCAATTTAATTGGTGGTAGTTCTAAAGCTTCTGCTATATCTTTATCTTTAATAAGTTTAGCTTCTTCTATAGTCTTACCTTTTAACATATCTACAAACATTGTAGAGGATGCGATTGCACTTCCACACCCATATGTTTTAAACTTAACATCTTCTATAATATCATCTTTTAGTTTTATTTGTAGCTTCATGACATCACCACATGCAGGAGAACCTGTCATGCCTGTAGCAACATTAGGGTCTTTAGGGTCAAACCTTCCAACAGAATGTTTCTGTGGATTGTTTAAAACACTTTCAAACCTATCAACT